CTTGGGAACCGTTCCAGATGCCTATTATCAGTTCGTTATGGATTATGCACCATACGTTTATGTTATTCCAGGTTCTGGTCCTGACCTGACTTGGGGCAGAGCAGCCTTCGCCGCAGCCTTCGCAATAGACTTCCTATATGAAGCCTACCACAATCCACAATTCGCCAGCAAACAAACAGAAATTTACAACGAGATTGTTTCTCTCGCAGACTGGATTTTGACGCAACAGTGCACAGATCCAGCAAAGAAAGCTTATGGCGGATTCAAAAGCAACGAAACAAGCACATATTATTACAGCGTCGACGCGTGCCGAGTCATTCCATCCCTTTTGAGGGCCTACGAGTTAACCAGCACAGCTGCATACCTGAACGCTGCTAAGCTCGCCGGAACTACGTTCCTAAAAACCATGCAGGATAAGCAAACTTACGGCGGTTTTGCTCGCGCTGTCACTATTGCAGATGCTTGGCTTCTTCAGTTGGGTATCGAATGTCTCTATGGGCTTATTGGCTTGAAAATGCTTGCAGAAAAATACGACACCGCCAACGCCAACACCTACCAAAACATAATGTCAAAGGCTGTCAATTTCCTTAGAGAAGGGTTTGAAAATCTTTGGCTGTACTACGACCCTACCGATTCAAATTGGCACAGAGTCGGCGTAAATGAAAACGAGATTTACGACGACCCATTCGCCTACGCTCTTCATGGAATGTATGATTATGAAGGCTGGAGCCTTTCATGCCAGAAAGTTTACAACTTCATAAACACGATTAGGGCTTCTGCACAGTATCCAGCTTATAACCCGGCCATCTGTTGGGCAGGCTATATCGATGTGTCCAGCCGTTTCCCAGCCTGCGACTATTACGACGTGGTCACAAGCGGAATCCTATGGAAAATCCGCAAGCACCACGACAAACCAAGCTTCCAATTCAGCATGAAAATCATCGACAAACATCAGAGCGAGTTCATGTTCTGGGGCGCAAAACACTCCGACTACAGCTACGAGGAAAACAAACAAGCAATGGCAACAGTCGCCTGGCTGTCACTACTCTACCTAAACTACGAGGACCCACTAACCCGCTTCACACAAATCCTGAAGTCGAAAGGCGAAAACGTAACCCTATACCCGATACGAGAAGCATCTGAAACAGTTTCATACGGCGAAGGCATCGACATCCAAGCCATCGTTAGCCCAGCAAGAATTGAAGAGGTCTTAATCGAACCTGGTTACATCATCAATGATTACCTCACCATTCACGTTTTCGCTCCAATAAGACAACATGACAAAATCCACAGAAAAGGCGTCGATTACGAGGTTCTCGACATCCAAGAATTTGACTTTAAAGGCGAAACCGTCCACCGCAAAGCCGTTTGCAGGAGGCTTCTCGGACAGTGAGCCAAGTCGAAGATCCAATTTTGACGCTGATGCGATTGCTCAAGCGATACCTCTGGGTTGTAAAAGACGACGGTTCCCTTGCCAACATTTACGTCAGCCAAGAATGGTATGACCGTGAACTCTTCAAAAACTATGATGGACAAATAACAGTTGGCTTAGACCGCACCGAAGACAACAAACTCAGCTTTGACGGCAACCTCAGACGCCGACTAATCTTTGCACGCATTAACGTCTGGGTCGTAGACAAGCCTGAACAAGGCATTATCGGCAGAACCATGCGAGACAAAATACGAACTGATATTAACAGAGTTATCCGAGAGAAACGCAACCACCCCAACGAAGCAGACTATTACTTCCGAGGTATCGGACGCTCCTCAGGAACGCACAAAGCCTATCATTCAGCTTTTGTAACGGAGCCTTCACCCAGTGATCCCAGCTGGACAGAGCTAACCGATATTGAATACCAAAAAATCTGGTACAGCGATAATGACCGCTTCAGCAAATCAACTTCGGAAAATGGAAAATACGCCCTTATGCTTTTCCGCCTCAAAATAGACGCCGACGAAGACGTTTTGAAAAGGATGATTTTGAAGTTTGAGGGCTACGGCACAGCCCCAGCAGGAAATGGCACCACAATAAAAGTTTGGAGCCATATTGCGAGTACATGGCAGAACCCTACCTCTGGCACTGGCGGAAGCGACGAAGTTCTGACAATAACCTTGTCGTCTAACTTGCCAGATTATGTCGATGCAGATGGCTATGTCTATTTGCTGGCGAAGACAACAAACCCAAGCGATGGCGTAACACCCGCCATTCTTTACTGCGACTACGCAGAGATAGCGTTCACAGTTAATGGCATAAGCTATGCCGACATCGTCAGCTTCCGTAACATGGACGATGTGCAAGTTAAACCCTTCATATGGCGAACCGAATTCGCCGTCAAATCATGGTTGTTTGAAAACGTTCTAACCACTTAGGAGGAATGAAAAGAAATGAGCATGCCCTATGGAGCACACGAAGCAAAAATCTACTACGTTCAGGAAACCAACTACGGAGAAACACCATCCAACCCTTCAATGCTCGGCATCGAAGCAGAAGACGTTGACCCTTCCCTGAATCCAAGCCTAATCAAAGTGCGCGGAATCGGAAGCCGAGACCTACAAGCGATCAAGAAAGGATTAAGAGACATCGCCTTGAAAGTTGCTTATCCACTGCCAAGCGACGCCCCAATAAACTTTCTGCAGTATGCGACAACATTGAACTCTCTAAGCATCGAAGTCTTCTATGAAAAAGCCTCTGGAATCATCGACTTTCTCCACAAAGGATGCCGAATAGACAAGGCTACCGTAGAATGCGGTATCGAAGAGGTTGTTAAGGCAACCGTAGAACTGATCGGACAAAACGTTGTCGTTGGCACATCAAAAATAACAGGAGCCACCTACGCCGACTATTCTGGGGCGGTTCCCTACAACGAAAGCTATGTTCAACGAGGCGCAGGAGACGGCTCGGGCTTAACAACCATAGAAAGGGCAACAGACTGGAAATTCACGATTGAAAACAACCTCAAGCGAGTGCCCGTAATCCGCTCAACAAGCGGAGAACTACTCAAATACCTTGCAGCACGCCACCGCAACCTAATAGGCGAATTAATCTTCGAGTTTGAAAGCAAACAAGAATACGATGACATAATCAACGACAGCGAATTCAGCCTAAAATTCGGCTTAGGCGGAACCAACAGTGCCCTATTCAAATACTGCAAGTGGGAAAACGCCAGCACGCCTACCCGAATTGAAGACCTCGTCAGTCTGAAGGCGAGCTTCGTTGCCAGAGACGTTTGGATAAGCTGAGGTGGACAAGATTGGCTGTTGAAGTCAAAGTTTTGGAAAATTTTGGTCGAGAGGCTACCTTGCGCAAGAAATGGCTGAAAATGTGGGAAACGCTCGGGGTTCGGATACTCAAGCTTCCCAAGTGGATGCAAGACATCGTGCTTGAAGACGTTAACACAGCCATCAGAAACAGAATAGCCACCATGGAGATGATTCAAAACGCGAAAAGAAGAGGTTGAAATAGACAACCGCTACGGAGAACAGTACGCCGGTCGCTACGTTTTCCAAGAGATCACATGGGCAAAGCGAAGCAGAATCATTCAGAAATACACCAAATATCACCCAGTATCAGGCCATATCATAAGTAGCGACTTCATAGGAATCCAAGCTGAAACAATCTGGGCAAGCCTAAAGGAGCAACCACCCCACAAGCCCATAACACTTGAAAAACTGTTAAGCGAAGAAGACGGCATCCCAATTGGCTTGGGTGAACTCTTCAGCCAAATTGCCAACAAACTAAACAATGTCAGCCTCGAGGAAACTGCTTTTTTATCCGAGCCATCAGACGACAGCAACCGAACCCAGACCTCACAGAATTCCGACTCTGTCAAGAATTCAAAAAACTGCCCTCAGAGCTTGGAAGAGAACCAGCAAAAATGGTCCAGAAATTCATCGTGATCCTGAACGAAATGGACAGAGAGGCAGAGGAAGAGCGTAAAAAGGTGGAGAGGGAAGCGAAACGTCGATAGAAATATCATGCGATGTCGAAGGAATAGAAGAGTTTCAAGCGGCAATGCGAAGCTTTGACTCCGCAATGCAACGAGAAGTCTACAGATACCTGCACAGCTGGGCTTCTGACATTAAGGCTTTAGCTAAGCAGCTTGTGCCAGTGCGAACAGGCTATCTGCGAAGCACAATCTATGCGAAGATTCAGGAATGGGCCGCCGAGATAGGCGCTGAAGCTGCTTACGCCTTATTCGTTGAACTTGGAACCAGACACATGCGAGCACAGCCATACCTCTACCCCGCCATTCGAGAGTATCTTCCTCAGCTCGAGGACATCATTTGTGCAGCCATCGACGCAGCCAAAGCGGAGGCTGGCTTATGAGTTTCCGAGAAATTGCCGTCACCATCCGCGCCGTCAACCATGCAAGCCACGAATTCGCCAGAATACAAAGCGACGCTGAAGCATTAAGTGTACGGATCAAGAGCTTAGGCGCAGCCATCGCGGGTTTAGGAGCAACTGGCGTCGCTATTGGGCACATCGCCCACGAGTTCGGCTTACTCAACGATCAGCAAGCTCGGGTTTTCAACTCTGCCATGATGGTCGTAACAGTTATGGGCATGTTCATGAGGACAAGCTGGGGCGTCGCCGTTGCCCAGAAAGTTTATGCCGCTGCCTGCTGGATTGCAACAGCTGCTCAAAATGCTCTGAACATTAGCTATGCAACTTTTCTCGCTTTAACTGGCGTTGGCATTGCTGTCATCATCGCTGCAGCAGCCGCTATGTGGAGTTTCGCTTTCCAAATGAATTCTGCAACCGCATCTGTTCAAGGATTCAATGAAGCTGTCTCAGAAATGCCTGAGCGTGGTCGCAGCATTCGCCGAGCTGGAGAAGAGGAACTGTACAGGCGAGGTGTCGAAGGATGAGCGTCGACATTCCAAAAGTAGCCATTGCCTTCGGTGCAGTTGCTCCTCCTCAAGGTGATGTTATCGATTTACGTGTGCATTTAGGCTGCACAAAAGAGGTCAGCAGCTTCGAGGTATTACTTCAAAACTGGGACAAAAAGTATAGTCCGGGCGGAACCTCGCCCATCACCGTTGGCATGGACGGTCACGTAGACATTGGCAGAGGCATCAACTGCCCGCAGATAATCACATGCCATGTCGAAAGCGTCAAATGCGAATCTGGGCCCACAGAAAACTACATTCGTATTAGTGGCAGGTGTTGGGGAGAGCGTCTCTTCCGCAGAGTAGTCACGAAGATATACAGCAACCAGAAGGGCGAGGCAATCGTCAAGGATCTGCTTGACAACTTTGCGGGTCTAAGCCATGTCCGTGATTCAACAGAGCTTGTTGAGAACACAGACACCACATATACGAGGTTGGAATACGAAAACACGCCAGTCTTCGACATTCTTAGATACATCACTGAAAGCGCCGACAAAGCCGGTGTCATAGGCTACGATTTCCGCGTGGCCCCAGACGCCAAATTCGAGTTCTTCCCAAGAAACACAAAGACATCACCTGTCAGCCTTAGCGAGAAAATCGAGGTCAGCGAATACCGCAAAGACATACACTGCATACGCAACAGAATCACAGTTTACGGAGCCGCTGGAAGAATCAACCCGCCAAACAAAGACACTTGGACAGACCCAACACAGGACCCGCCAGAAGACTGGCTTGCAGGCACGTGGACAACTCTAAGCCGAAGCACAGACCGAAAACTAAACGCCTACAGCGTTCAAGGCTACTGCGCCAGCGCAAGCGACCACAGAACCTCAATTGAAATGACAAGGCAAAACATAGGAACTTTGCCTTGCAGCTATCCTGGAGACCATTACAAGAAACTCAACTTTTGGATGAAGTGGCTGAACTCATCTAATTATGCGCCATGGTTCTTGGAAGTCATGCTCTACTCAGCAAACGGCGAAGTCGCATATTGCTCCTTGGAATCTGATGAACTCCCAAGCCAAGACGCTTGGAAACTAATCACCTTGCCAATAGGCCCAAAATACAGCGCAGACGACTACAGCGAACTATGGTATCCAGCCATGACTCATGAAGGATGGAGCCAAATAAACCAAATCAGATGGTGGCTAATCTTCGACCCCATTCCAGGCGGAAACGGCACCATGAGAATAGACGGCTTGTACTTCAGTGAATCAAGATGGGCAAACACACAGCAAGATACCGCAAGCCAACAAGCTTATGGGCTTCGCGAACTTGTCGAAGTGGACGAGGAGCTTTACAGCGACAACGAATGCATGCTTAGGGCTAAGGCTCTATTGGCTCACTCTAAAGATCCAGCAGAATACCTCACAATAAGAAGCACAGTCATAGACTACGGCAATACGCCTCTCCAGCCGGGCGACAAAATCCACGTCACATTGCCAAATGAAAATGTGGACGCTGACTTCCGCATTCTAACCGTTGAATACCGCGTCGACGCAAAAACTCAGACACTTGAAATCACCCTCGAGCTTGGACGTGAAACACCTCTACTTGCTGACTACTTGTACGCTCTCCGTGCCAAAACAGACCATCTCAGCAGACACAAAATCGCAATGGTGGCTTAACCATGAACAAACAAGTCTTGAAACAGCTAAGGGAACTGCGACCAGGAGCCCTCGTCAAAGTCGAATGGACAGACGCCAGCATAGGCAAGAGCCTAAGTGGAGGCTTATCCGGCATAGATGTCCCCGTCGCAAGCTGGGGAATATTCATCGGCTTATTGGGCGACAAAAGCAAACACATCATCCTTGGACAAAACAATTTCCGCTACGCAGACGGACTTTATGACATCGATTACACAGCCATACCGCTGAGC